CGTCGCCGTCTCGCTGCCGCCCGTCGCGGTAGGAAAATCCACGTTCGATGTCAGCGTTGCTGTGTTGTTCGATACGGTGAAGCCTCCGGAGTTGCGCGCTACCGCCACCCGGGCGTAGCTCGTGTACGCGCACTCGCTCGTCGTCTGACTGCCACCCTCTCCCGGGTCTGCCGTGTGCAGCGCGAGATAGAGGTTCGTCAGCGGGGACGACGCCGCATTGTCCGCGATGTTGGCAATCGCCGTGCCGGCGAATATCAGCTTGACGAGATCGTTCTCGAAAGTGTTTCCCTTGGACATTTTTTGGTCTCAGTGTCGAGTGGGTTGGTCGACCGCCTCGGAGGCGATGACTCGTCCCGATGCGTCGCGGTGGTGGCGGATCAGTCTGGGCTTGGGCTTGGCGAGCTGCGCCACCGCCTGGGTGAGCGCGCCCACCTGCTGGGTCAGGACAGCGATCGCCTGTTGCTGCTCGTGCTGCTGCTGCAACTCGGCCTCGTCGTCGGTCTGCACGCCCATCTGCTGAGCGACATCGCGCTTGACCTGGCCCCGACTAGCGTCTTGTGACAGCGCGGCGGTGGCGAGCTTCACCTGGGCATCGAGGAACGTCTTCTCACGCTCGGCCTGGCGCTGCTGCTGCCGGTCGAACGCCTCGGTGTCGATCTTCTTGGATTCCAGCACCGCACGAACCTGCTCGGCCTGCTGGCGCTGCTGCAGCTCGGCCTGCTTGGCCAGCACGGTCGGATCGACCGGCTGCTGCGGCGGAGGTTCGGCGCCGGGCGCCGTGGGATCGGTCCAGTATTCGGCGCCGTTCTTGAAGCCCATCGCTTTCGTCATGTCGGTGAGGGCCTTGTACATCTGCTTCGGACCCGCCAGCCCGACCTGGCGCACACCCATCTGGGCGGTGGCGATCGCCTGCAGGTTCTGGACCTTGCCGGCGGAATCACCGGTGCCCAGCCCCACCGATACCTTCAGGTTCTTCCGATTGCGCCACTCGCGCGGGTCGATGTTCACCCACTTGCCCAGCAGCTCGACCACGTCGGGCTGCTCGCGATGCTGCAGCACGAGCATGTGCAGGTTTCGGAAGTGCTCCTTCACGCCGGTTTCGGCGAAGACCCGTGCGATCAGCTCGATGCGCTGGTTGGCAGCCGCCTGCAACGCCTGCTGGCCGGCGGCGGTCTTGTTCAGCGTGTTCGCATCGATGCCCTGGTTCAGGCGGCTCACGCCAGTGCGCTCTTCCTTCGTGCCGTCCAGGTATTCGATGAACTGCAGCACCTGGTTCCCGAGCACCGGGTGCATCAGCGGCAGGACAGCACCACCCGGGTCGCCCATCACGCGAACAATCCCACCGGGGCGACTCGTGAGCAGGTCGTCCAGGTTGACCCGATCTTCGTCGATCGCGTACCGACCGTTGTTGGCGAGATACATGTTGTCGAGCTGGCCGCGCACCAGCATCGACTTGATGAGCTGCAGGTCCATGACCGCGTCGACGACCGACATCCCTTCGTGCCGGTGCGGGACGATCGTGGGCGTGAGCGCTGCAATGGTCACCCGCGAGTAGACGTCCTCGCGCAGGATCTCTCGGCCGACCACCAGGAAGCGCCGCAGCTCCGCGATCCCGTCGCCATCGGCATCGACTCGGAGAAACACCGTGCGCACCCGCACCAGGCGCATGCTCGGATCGTTCACGTTCCGAGTGTCGTCCATCCGCGTCGGATCGTTCCGGAAGCGCGCAGTGTTCACGATGTCGGAGCCGACCGAGGATCGTTCCTCAGCCGCGATGTCATCGGGAACGTTCAGCCCCATCTGGCGCAGGTCCGACAGGGACATGTCCTCCCAGTACTCGACGAAATCGGCCTCAGCCAGGCTCACGCGGTCGTGGTGTGCATCGACCAGAACGCGCTCGGGCGGAATGCAGATCGACGCGGACTGGCCATCCTTCTCCGTGACCCGGATCCGAACATCGTGGAATGTCTCGACCTGGCCGTCGGGTCCGGCCTGCTCCTGAAGGTCATGTTCCAGGACCTCGATCGTCTCGTCGCCCAGCAGCATCTGCAACTCGGCGTCGGTGAGCCCCTGATACCGCTCCTCGGTCACCTGGACGCGCTCGTCCCACATCGACAGCAGGTAGCCGTTGCGCCCCAGCAGCGCATCGGTGAACCACTCGTACAGCGTGGTGAAGCCGTCGCCCCGTTCGAGCATCAGGTGGTTGATGTAGGCGGTCTCCTGGGCCGCCGCATCCACATCCTCGGGCCCGGTCGGCTCGAACTTCACGACCTCGTCGCCGCCGCAGAAGATGCGCATGATCGACGGCTTGATCCACTCGACGACTTCGAACACGTCGCGCGAGACGATCTGGGAGCGATCCTCGACCTCGTTGCCGAACGGCTCTCCCATGTAGTAGTCGAGCGCCTTGGCACGGGCCTCGGCGAGCGTGGCGGACTCGGCCTTGGCCTCGCGGTCTTCGATGATCGCCACGATCTCGAGGTCCGTCATTGCCTGACGGCGGTTACTGACGCTTGTAGCCATTGCGAGGTTTCCGAGCGCCGGTGATCGGCAGCGGTTGTGTTGCGACGTGCTCGTCGAGCTCTGCCTGATATCTCTGGGCGGCTGCTTGCATCTGCGCGACGGCAATCTCCAGCGTCTCGGTGCGCGCGCGCAGCGCGGCATTCTCGCGACGCAGATTTTCGATCGCAACGAAGATCTTGGCGCTCATGGCCACCTCATTTCGCGATCGAGGGCCGCTATGCCGAGCTTCGGATAGACCAGCTTCTTCGGACGGTCCGGGCGCGCGGACACGACTGAACGCCCCTCCCCGCCGCCGAGCGCCAGGTACTGCAGCGCCTCGGCCACGTGGCTGTACTCGTTCTTCAGCGGCTTGTCCTGGTACCGCTCATCGCCGGCCACCTGGATGCGGGCGAACTGGTACTTGCCGGCCATCGCCTTGCGCAGCGTGCGGCAGCGCGGATGGATGAGCAGCCCCGGCGTGCCATCCACGAGCGCGGACAGCAGCTTCGCGACGGACTCGCGCCGCACGCTGAAGTCGTTCGTGATCGCCGGAACCGCCTGCACGCCGTGCGCGGCCAGGATGTCGAAGACCGTGCGCTCTTCCTCGTCGCCGGCCTGGCCCTGGTTGCCCGCCGGATCCCCGGTGATCGCGTGTACGCGCCACTCCGGGTAGTGCTCGGAGAGCACGCGCTTGATCTCGCCGGCGAACCGGATGACGCCCATGCGGTCGGTGGTGATCTCCCGATCGATCACCCAGCGCCCGCTTGCGAGCCGCTGGCCGATCGCGGCCGCCGGTGTCAGGCCGAAGTCCAGACCCAGGTACACGCCGCCGCGGCGATCCATCGTGAACTCGCGTACGTGCATCGAATCCACGAACTCCGGATAGACGACCTTGCCGTCCATCACGAACCCGTATTCGCCGTCGACGTAGACCTTGATCCACTCCTCGGACTTCCCGCCCATCGCGCGCTCGTAGTAGCGATCCGGCAAGTTCGCGAGGTTCTCGGCCTGCGGGCTGCGCCCGGAGGGCTGCGCGTGGAACGACCACTCCTCGGGGCGATCCTCTTCGGCGGACCGGTACCACCAATGGTCCTCGTCCGGTGGGTTCGTGTCCATCAGGATCTGCGGGCTGGTGCAGCCCCCGTCGCGCACCGGCGGAAACCGCCCCACGCGCCCCGTCAGGCCATCGATGATCGCCTTGGGCACCTCGCGGGCCTCATTGACCCACGCGTCCGACAGCTCCAGCGACAGGAGCTTGGCCACGTCCTTCGGCTGATCGAGCGCGAGGAACAGGACCTCCCAGTCGATCTCCTTCGTCACGATCCGATGCGTCGGCGGGCCCTGCGCCACCCAGTGCCCGACCGTTGGCGGGATCCACTGGTGCCAAGTCTTGATGGTCGTGGTCTTCAGCTCGGGGAACGTGTTGCGGATGATCGCGGTACGCCGATGGCGCCTGCCGTCTGCTGCGCGCCGCTGCCGCTCGCAGTTGCGCACGAGCTTCATCACCGAGGCTGTGGACTTTCCTGAGCCGATCGGCCCGCGGATGCCGCAGACGAATGCGTCGTCGCGCAGGTAATCGCGCGCGACGGGCCCGGGCGGCTCGTAGACGACCTCTCGACGCATCAGCCGGTCGTGCCGTCGGCCGGATCGGACGCCTCGTCGGCCGGATCCTGGCCGATGGCGTCGACCTCGAACTGCTCGAGCATGCGGCGGCGCTGGCTGGCGGCCCCGTTCATCTGATCGAGCAGCCCCACGAACTGCGCCGAGGTCAGCCGCACCGTGTACCCGTCCTCCGAGGACACCGGCAGGCCCAGCACCATCGGTCGCAACAGGGTGGCCCGCTCCTGCGACGGGTCCGCTTCAGCGCGCAGCGCCTCGGCATCGATCTTCACGCTCATGGATTCACGCTCCCTTGATGACGATCGCGAGGGCATCGACCCCCTCGCCCAGGTCCAGAACCTTGTCGCGCCACTGCCTGGGCTGCCGATTGCGCAACCAGAGCGACGCGGCCTGCGTGTCGGGCGGGTAGTGCTCCGTGTACGGCACGATCACCGGCTCGCCGTTGTGCTGAAAGATCTTGACCGCCGCGTGGCTGTATCCCTTGGCGCGGTGGTACAGCGCATGGGCGATCTCGGCATCGGCGACGTCCTTCCCGCGCGTAATGGACTGGCGGAATTCCGCGTGAGCCTTCTTCCACGAGTCGACCGTCCGCTGGTGGACGCCGAAGAGCTCGGCGAGGCGCGCATCGTCAGCCCCCAGCAGGCAGAACCGGTACGCCTGCTCGGCGAACTCGGCGCGGTACTTGGTCGGCTGTCCACGCTTGCGACCGCTGCCGCTAGCAGCGCTTTTTGCCACCCCCGCCGCCACCGCCGCCTTTACCCTTGCCCTTCGATTCTTTCGCCATGGCCGACCTCGCAGAGTGCTGGTGCACGAGACGGCTCCCGATTCTCCACACATCGCGGCGCGGATTCCCGCATATTTGCGGTGACGGCGCACCACAGCGACAGCAGGGCCTCGCCGTCGTGGTGTCGTGGCTCGTGGCCGTACTGGCGCCAGCCACGCACGCGGGCCTCGGTGGTCCCGATGCGCTGGGCGATCACCTTGGCCGTGTAGCCGACCTGGTGCAGGTCGACCACCACCCTGTACCAGTCGATCACTCCCTCCCCTCCCCCGGCAGCCAGTCTCGCCGCGGCCAGCGCGTCATGTCGCGCGGCCCGAGCATGTCATCCTCGTGAGCCGGAGCCCAGCCGGAGTCGCCCGACGCCATGCTCTCCTGTCGCAGGTCGTCATCGTCCCAACAGTGCGATCCGCGGAAAACCAGCAGGATGCCGATGATCAGCGCGGCGTAGCCGCCGATGCCGGCCACGATCAGGTATGCAGTCGTGGTCATCGTCGTCCTCC